CCTCTGGACTGTCCGTCCTCCTCGTCTCACGCTGACCTTGTGTTCTGCCGTGACCTGTTCCGCATATTCCATGTCGCAGCCCTTGTACACCATCCAGCTTCCGGTCCCGTTCTTCCGGTGCATCCTGGCCGCAATCGAATCCTTGTACTTGCCCGGATCCACGATCACGAGCTGTGATCCGTATGCCTTCGATGTGGTCATGTTCACCTTCGAGATTTTGAAGTTCGAAATCATGTCCTTTGAGGATCCCTTGACCGGGAGGCACCAATCCTCCCGCCCGACGCAGAACTCGTACACGTCGTCGGTCTGGTCGCCCGAGTCGATCAGACACAGGTCCACGAGCATCTGCTCTCCGCTTGCTTTCGCGTAATATCTGCACATGATGTCTTCGATATCCTGAAACGACAAGACCTGTCCGTGGTACACGTTCTGGCTTGTGAGATAGTCTCCCCAGGCGCGGATCGTGAAGTAAAAGCTCGTTTCCTGGACATCGACGCCGGCCGTCAGAATCTTCGTCCAGTCCGGGAGCACCATCTCTGGGACGTCCGTCTGCCGATCCATCACGAGGTCTGCGTTCGTTCTGACTCTCGTGTCCTCCCACGGCTCTGCAAGCCATGAGTTCACGAAGTTCTGCAGGGTGTCCGGATCGTCCTTGGACATCAGGAACTCCTTTGCGATCTGCGACCACCTGACGAAGGGACTGTAGAGCGTATTCATCCAGTACCCGACCTTTCTCGCGTACTGCGTGTGCGTCTCCACGACCTTCCATCTCCCTGCCGTGAGCATCTGCGGCTTGTATCTGTCCTCGATTGCCTTTCCGCACTCCGGACAGACATACGTAGCGAACTCCGCCCTATCGGCGTAGCTCATGTCCTGCTTGTCCGGGAATTTGATGTCCTGCAGCTTCAGCTCGATCTCCTTGCCGCAGTGCGGACACGGCACAAAATAGTGCTTTATGATGTCGCAGCCTTCCAGATCTTTCCAGATGTGGCCGGACTTCAGTGTCGGCGTCGAGCACTCGAAGATCTTCCGGTTGTGGAATGTCTTCGTTCTCTCACGCGCCAGGGAGACCGGATCTGCCTCTTTCCCCGACGTCCCCGGGAACTTGTCCACCTCGTCCATCATGAGGTACTTGATCGGCCTCGATGCGAGGGACGCAGGGCTGTTCGATCCCGCAAGTGCGAGATACATACCGTCAAATTGCAACTCGAGGTCCTTGCTGTTCTCCTCCAGGTACTTGTTCTGGAGTGCCGGCGATGCTTCGACCATCGGCACGAGGCGGTTCTCGCTGACGGTTTTTGCCAGCTCTATCGTCGGATACACGATCATCGTCGGCGAGGGATCCTGATCAATGATGTACCCGACCATGTTCTGCAGCGCTTCTGTGCCGCCGACCTGTGTCGGCTTACAAAAAATGATCTCCTCCGTCTCGTAGTTCGTGAACTCGTCCATGATGTCCTGCAGGTATGGGGTTTTTGAATTGCGCCACGGTCCCGGCGATGCAGAGGAGCGGGCGTCCAGGATCCTGTATTTTTCTGCCCACTCGGAGACCGTCAGCTCCTCCGGAGGCATCAGGTCCTGCAGCGCTTCCTTCTGGTAGTCTGCTACCTGGTATTTCTTAATCCGCGCCCTTCTGGGCTTTTGCCGTGGCCTTTTTTCTTGTTGTGCCACGTTTGCTCTCCTTGACGTCATCCGGCCCGACGCCTGCTGCCACGAAGGCAGACAGCTGTCTGCTGATGTCGTCTGTCAGTTCCTTTTCCACCTTTCTTGCTTCCACCGGCTCCACGTACGCGCTGATCCGCCCCGAACAGATCGCAGGCAACGACAGGGCCATGTTCTTAAACGCCACGAAAAAGCGGCTGTAATCCAGCTTCACCTGCTCCTTGCTGACGTATTCTCCGACAGCAATCTTCGTCTTCAGACGATGCAGCTCTGTCTGTGACTCCTTCAGGTTCGCTTCGGCTTCCAGTTTTCTTTCCTTCAGCTCCTTTTCCCGCTGGCTTTCTCCGCTCTTTCCGTTTGCCTTATCCTGCAGATATGCGATGTATCTCTGCGTTGTCTGCACGAGGTTGTACCTGCGTACGGCCCTCTTGCCGTCCAGGACCTCCGACGTTTCGAGCACTCCGTCCTGCGTCAGCTGCTGGATCCGGCGCACGGAGAGTCCGAAGAGCTTTGCAATCACCTCCACGCGCTCGACCTGGTCTCCCTGAAGGTGTCCCAGATCGTCCTCGTGGATATCTATCTCCTTCTTTTCGAGAGAGTCCTTCTCCGGACCTTTTCCCTCCGGTTCTTCCTTCGCTTCCGCTTCCGGCTTTTCTGCTTTCGCATCCGTTTTCGCGGCTCTCGATCCGATTTTCGCGGTCTTTGTCGCGGTTTTCGCGGCTTTTGATCCGGTTTTTGCGGTTTTCGTACCGGTTGTCCGCTTCTTTGCGGCGGTCTTCTTCGCGGTCGTCTTTGTCGCTGTCTTCTTTGCGGCCGCTCCCGCTGCCTTCGCGGCCGCCTTTCTGGTCTTTGCAGGCTTCGCAGCCGGCTCTGTTTCAGCCGGCTTCTCCCCGGCCTGCTTCTTCGGCTTGTCCTCTTCCGTGGCCATATCCCATATGCCGCTCCCCTCGGCGTAACGAAATCCAATTATTTTTTTAAAATTTTGGCATCGAAAGCCTGCGCGTCATGGTCCCCGCAAAGCGAAGTATCTTCTGTAGTACCTTAACCGGCTTCCATGCCTGTTCCATCCCTCTGCCCTCCCGTGATCCCGTCAAAAGTAATAAAAAGAGAGGCCTTTCGGCCTCTCGCTACGCTATTTCTATAGCGGTTGCCGTCGCCCGCTCGGGTGTGCATCTGCTTGACATTTGGGGAGAGCTGTCGGAGGTCTGCGTCCCTCCGCTCGTAATGCACACTATCAAAATACCACATTGAATTGTACCGCCGGTGCGGTCGTTTCAGATCTTGTGTGCCATCGCCCAGTAGAACTTGCGCCTGCGGTCGTAGTACATGTCCCTCATGCACGGCATTCCCTTTGCCTCGAGATCCTTCTCGTCCACGCCGTAGCACACGCCGAGCATGAGATAGTGTGCGATCTCCGGTGCGGTCTCCATGATCGTCCTGTCCACCAGCTCCTTCTTCCTGGCATACTCCGCACGCCGCATCGCCACCTCTGCACACGGATCACTGTCCCCTGTTGTCTGCACCCTTACGCCGTCGTATGTGATCGCCCTCGAGGTATCGGGCGGTACGGAAAGCTCCGCCACCCACAGAGGATACCTCAGGCAGTAATGCTTCACGGTCAGGTAATCTTCCTTCGGCAGGTAGTACTTGCTCCGCTTTGAAAGCTCTCCTCTTGCCACTCCTTCGCTCCTCCTGTTCCCGCAGATATCTGACGCCTGCTGCCCTGCGCCGTCTCTCCTCACTCCCTGTGCCATTGTCTCCAGTACTTGTGCCTGATCTGCAAGATCCGGAAGGCTCCTCTGATTCTTTTCAGCGGTCCTTTTCCCGCCATGCTTTTCCTGACCGCCAGGATCTCCGCCTTCCTCTTTCTCGTGTGCGTCGTCCATCTCTGGATGTATTCCATCTGTTCGATGTCGTCCTCTTCCCTGCTCACTTCGTGCCTCCGGTCTGTGCTGCCTTGATCTGCTCCGCAATGAGGAATATTGCCTGCGGCTCCGAGAAGCCTGCCCTTACGTACTCCTCGAAGAACATGCGCCATGTCTCGGCGGCCTGCCTGATCTGGGCTCTGAGCACGCTCTTTTCCGAGTACTCGCCGAGCATGAAGTAGAATGTGTCTGTCGGCTTCTGCTCCTGGTTCCCGTCCTTCCTGTTCCCGCACCGCTTCTTTTTTCTCGTCCATCCTGCTGTCTCCTTCAGTCATAATCGTCTTTCGGCTTCCAATATCCGAATCGCACACCGCTTACGGTCCTGTCCGGAGGCACCCACGTCGCGTTCTTCTTCGACAGCGGCTGCTTTTCGGTCTCCCACTGCCTCCGGATCTGTTCTTCTCTTTTCTTGAAATCCTCCATCTCCTGCCTCGTCACTGCGCTGCCATGCTGTCAAAGTAGGCATCCTCGGCCGGATCCCGATCCGGTGTACTGTTCTTCTTGCTCTCGGCAAACTCAATTTCATCGGCTACGACAGTCGTTGTGTAGATTTTCTGGCCGTCCTTGTTCGTGTAAGATCCCGTTTCGATTCTTCCGCTCAGTGCGACCTTTGTTCCCTTCTGCAGGTACTTTTCGCAGAACTCCGCGAGTTTCCCGAAGGCCTTGCATCCGATGAAATCCGCTTCCCTCTCACCATCCGCATTTTTCCGATTTCTGTCCACGGCAAGTGAAAATCTCGCGATCTCCACCGGCTGTTCTCCCTGGGAGTACTTAATCTCCGGATCCCTCGTCAGACGGCCCATCAATTCTGCCTTGTTCACTTCTGCTTCTCCTTCCAGTTATGGCACGCTTTTTCCGTTTCCCTCACTTCCTTCGTGTAGACGTAACACTCCATCCGCCCCTTCTCGTTCTTCCTGTAAAATCTGCACTCCCCACACGCCTTTTTCTCCACGTTCTTTCTCCTTTCCGCTTCCACCTGTTCCGGAATGTCCTCCTCGGCGCCCTGTCCGGAATCATCAGCCTTTTCCGGGTTCCGAAAAGCGCATATACCGCATTCGTCATAGCGTATGCTGCTTTTCTGATCGTTTCGTTCATTTCGCGAAGTGCCTTCTGCATCTCTCTCAGCGGCAGTCCGTCGAAAAAGTGCTTTTTATCGAGCTTCAGCCTGTGCCGTTCCGGATTTTTCACTTTTTCGGCCTCTTCTGCGGGCTTTTCTTCTTTTTCGGCTCCGGTTTTGCTTTTTTCGGCTCTTTCCAGCCGATACAGCCATATTTCGGATTGTCCCGCTTGTAAACGAGCGTCTCTGATGCCCCGCATGTGATCTTCCGGCCTTTTGTGTTGTACCGGCAGCTCTCATTCCCGCATTCCGACACGCACCACTCGATCACCGCTTCATGTCCTCCTCGAGCTTTACGTCGTTGTCATAAAGCGCCGATTCGACAAACGACAGCATTGTGTCCGTCGAGGTTCCGAAGGACTTTGCCGCCTGGATGATCAGCGCCGCGATCATCATGGACGTTCCGGGAAGGTTTGCCTTCATTCTGACCTGCACGGTTCCCTTCCGGATCCATGCCCTGATCTTTCCTTCCGACTTTTCCCAGAAATTTCTCGACTGCATTGTTCCGTTCTGCTTCATTTGTCCTCCCCCAGATAGCTTTTTCCGAAGACCTGCAGGAAAGTGCCTTCTCCGTACTTCTCCTCGAAGGTCTTCTGCCCGATCTCCTTCAGTTTCCTGTCCCACACGCGATTGTTGTGGACCGCGTCCGGGCCTACTGTGTGATGGTAAATGCAAAGATGCACTTTCAGGCCATAGTGTTCCGACAGCTTCCTGTTTGCCACTCCCTCGAAGATGTGATGCACCTGTATTGCCGGGTGCCGGCTGTGATCCGCCAGTGCTTCCGGAGGGCGGCCGTAGAGCCTGCACAGATAGCAGGCTCCGTCCTTGTCTCCCTCTATGATCGACCGGCTCACTGGTCCCTCCATTCCTTCGGCCGGATTGTCTCTGTCCCTGCTGCCGTGACGACCGTGAGGATCCTCTCCTCGACCTTGAGCTTCGGTCCCTTTGCTCCGGCATTCGTGAGCGTGTACGTGACGCCCGATCCGTCCGTCAGACTCAGCTTCTGTCGCTCTCCGGTCATGATCTTCCGGAGATCTCCCAGGATCTCCTTCTCGACCGTCTTGTCGATGATCCCGAGCGCCATGATGTTGTTCGCGGCCATCCCGATCAGCTGCTCCAGCTGATGCGCAGCCCTGGCCTCCTCGCAGTTGCACTCTGACGATGCAATCTCGTCCAGCTCCTTCTGCGTATAGTGCTTGTCGTCCCCGACCTTCACGATCCGCATCTGCTTGCAGTACTTGCACGTTCCCTGCTCCTGTCTCATCTCTCTGCCTCCTTTGCCTTTCTCGCAATTTCCATGATCCTTCCGGCTTCCTGCTCGGCCTGCTCCCAGTCATAGGCTGTGATCGCGTTCAGGAGACGGTTCGCATGGATCAGTGCCTTCTTCATGGCTTCTTCCCTCGGCGGCTCTGTGTCCTCCCCGGCCTCCTCGTCTTCGTCCTCGGTCCGTTGCGACGTCGCAACGTATTCTTCTTGTCTTTCTGCGGGTTTGCGGGCTTTTTCCGTCTCCTTTTCCGGCTTTTCTTCCGGTTTCTTCTCCTCTTCCGTCACATCGTCCGCTTCTTCTTGTCTTTCTGCGGTTTCTTCGGGATTTTCGTCCTCTTTTTCCGGTTCCTCTCCGACCGGTTCCGGAATCGGAGGCTGTTGCGACGTCGCAACGGGCGTTTCTTCTTGTCTTTCTGCGGTTTTTTCGGGTTTTTGGACCTTTTCCTGCTCCTGTGCCTTCGGCAGGATCGCCTTCGCCATGTCCAGGAACTCCTGCCATGTCATCGAGGACACCTGCTGCCCTACGATCCGGTACTTCACGCCGCGGTCTCTGTCCTGCATTGACACGAAGCAGATCCCCTTCGTGAAGGTCTTAGACCCGGACGGGTTGACGAGCTCTTCGGCTTCCTCTCCCGTCTCTGCCTGCATCAGCTTTTCTGTAAGATCCTTTTTGTCGCTGAAATACCAGATCACGGCCTTCTCGAGCGGCGTCCATGTCGGCGCCTGTTCCGGAATGCCCTCCTGTGCTTCCTCCGGCCCCGTTTCTGCCGGTTCCGGCTCTCCCCGGTCCTGCTGCCCTGCCTGGGCTTCTTCCTGCCCGTCTGCGGCGTTTCCGGTCTTCTCTTCCTCCTCGAACTTCTTCAGCTCGCGGATGCTCCTGATCGTCGTTCCCTCGGTCACGAGCTCGCGGTCTTTATCCGGAAGCGTGAGCATCTCGGAGAGAAGGGAAGACGAGTAGCTCCTGTATTTCTCCTGGAGGAGCTCCGAGTTGCCGCCCTCGGAAAATTCGTCATTGATGGCCATAAAGCGGGATGTCGTCGATTTCGACAGGCCATATTCCTGCTTGGCAAACTCGAAGATGTCGGCAGCTCCTCCGAACATGCCGCTGTTCCGGATCTGCTTCAGCCTGTAGCCGATGAAGACGAAGTTCCCGGCCGTCTCCTGCAGCTTCCTCCGGATGTCCTCCTTCCACTTCGTCCACTCGTCCAGTGTGATCTGGTGATACTCTTCCATGCCCTCAGTCCTTTCTCCGGAGATTGATCATCTTCACGATCCGCTCGATCATCTCCAGTGTGTCACAGTCCGTCACGTCCACTTCGATCTTCTGCCCTCGCAGGAGCCTGATGACTGCGGTCTCTGACATCGCAGCCACCCTGTATTCGATGTTCTGGACTCCGATCCCGGCCGCATTCAGCGTCTCCGCCAGCTTATCCATGATCTCCTGCGTGTACGGCCTGATGCTACATTGCTCTTCCAAGGCTTTCCTCCTCCCGTTCTCTTACCTTTGCGGTCCAGTTTTCCAGCCACGCATCGATCTCTTTCTCGTTCTTCGGCTTTGAGTCGTGTGCTGCGTACCACTGCCGGATCTTTGCTCCGTCATATTCCACCGTGATCCACGGGATGTCCGGTGCCTGGACGTCACGTAGGAAGCAGATCCACGACTTTCCCTTTGCATGCCGTGACAGATAAGTGTCTCCGCCTACGCAGTGATGCAGGATTCTTCCTTCGTCCACGATCTCTCCTGCAGACGCTGCCGGCCGGATGCACCACTTTTTGTCCCGGTATGAGAGCAGCTGATCCAGTCTCTCGAAGTTCTCTTCGATCTCCGGGTACTGCTCGTTCTTCTGCTGTCTGTGTCTGTCCTGCTCCTTCCCGGTTCTCTCCTGGAGCATCTGTTCATGCGCTGCTCCCAGATCCCGCGGGAAGAGGTAAATGTCATCGATGTGGTACCCGTTCTCAATCCGCATCCGGAGGTAATCCAGGTAATATCCGAGTCTGTTTGACAGTGCGCAGAGGTCCTGCGGCGCCAGCTCCTCGAAAACAAAGAAGTCCGGCCTTCCGGCGTTCCGCATGACGTAGTTCATGATCTTTGTGGCTGTCGTGTACCGCATGGCCACCTCAAGATCTTCGATCTTCGGCTCTGTCTGCAGGAGCAGGTCCATGATCTTCTCCGGGATTACCTTCCCGATCCGGCGTTCCATCTGGAAAAGCTGCTTAAATCCACCCGCTCTTGCGAGCGGGTTCGGGTCGACACCCTTCTGCTGTGCAAGCGCATAGCTTAAATCCACCCGCTCTTGCGAGCGGGTTCATCTCCCGGAAGACTATGTGACCGAGAAGATTCTGCTTAAATCCACCCGCTCTTGCGAGCGGGTTCGTGCACGATGACGGCGATTGTCGATGGTGTAGATGCTTAAATCCACCCGCTCTTGCGAGCGGGTTCGAAATCCCGGCTCTTGTTTTATTTTCGAGGTGCTTAAATCCCCCCGCTCTTGCGAGCGGGTTCGCCGCGAGTGCACCATTCTC